GTAATTTTGTAACAAGTTATGGATGGAGCTCTTTTCAATTAGAATACAGCGCACTTTTCAATTAGTATCTACAGTCTATGTACAATAATGGTGGATGGGACTAATAAAAATATGGAACAATGAATACACAGATAGCAATCCAGGAAAGCGATCTTGAACTGATCGTCAGTGAAAAGACGTTAGGTAGTCTTACTACCAACGCAAAGCAAATCAGAGATATGGTAAAAGCCGCTTTGCCAATGTATGATATCTCCAATTATAACGATGAGAATATCGATCAGGCAAAGAAAGACAAGGCAGCTTTAAACAAGGCGGCGAAAGCCCTCAATGCCAAACGTCTTGAAATTGAGAAAGAATTCATGAAACCTTTCAGGGAGTTCAAGGACGTTGTAACCGAAACCGTGAAACTTATCGGCGAGTGCTCTGCCAAGATTGACACGGTAGTCAAGCAAAACGAACAGCAATACAAGGATAGAAAGAAAGCCACTATCAAGACTTACTTTGATGGATTGAATGTTAACCTTGTAGACTTCAATAAGGTTTTCAAGTCTGAGTGGCTCAACAAATCCGCAAGCATGAAGTCTGTATGCAACGAAATTGATTCCATATTCTCCAAAGTCGAGAACGAACTTTCCACGCTGAAGGGGTTTGGTGAGGATTTCGATGTCCTTCGTACTTATTATATGGATACGCTCAATATCGCATCCACCATCCAGTATGCCAACCGTCTGAAGGAGCAGCGTGAGCGTGCCAAAGCAGCAGAAGAAGCGCGCATCAAGGCAGAGCAGGAAAAAAAGGCTGCTGAAGAAGCGCAGATGAAAGAGGAAGCGGAACGAGCCAAACAGAATTCAGTCAATCCATTTGCAAGAGCCAGTCAGCTGGTCACCAATGAACCACCTTCCTTTGTCGAGCAAACCAAAGCTCAGGAACCGGAGCTTCTGACGAGAGCTTTTACTGTTACCACAACTCGTGAAAATATAATCGCTCTTGGTGACTTCATGAATGATAATAATATTGATTTCGACAAGATTGAACTTGCAGATACCCTATGCAATACAGATTTGAATTCCATTGTCAGAATGCTTGAATATAGTGCAAATCTGATAGACAAAACCTCTACCAAACCTTGCGAAGCAGATAAGGCAAGGCAATTCAGAAACATGATAAAGAAAATTCAAAAGAAAATAGAACAATGAAAATTACAATCAGCAAAACAACCGAGTTTGAAGCGGTCTACCTGAAAGTGGATGCAGGTGTACGCTATTGGGAAGACGCAGAAGTAAACGGAGTTAGTGATTCTGAAAATCCGCCAACTATTCCTTGTGCTGAATTTATCCATGCCGATAATGAATACCGCTGGCGACCTATTATCGACATCGACAATGGAGTTATCACTAATTGGGAAAAAGGTTTTACCGCACAAGTTCACTATAAGGTATGCGATGATGGCATTTATACAGTTACTGATAAAGATGGCAACATCATTGTTGAGCATGAGGGTTACGTTCCATCCATCATGTGCCCGGAAGATGAAGGATATGGCGACTACATCATTATGAATATTGACGAAAATGGATTTATTCAAGGATGGGAAAAAGAATTGATTAGTAGAATTATAAAAAAGTATGAGGATTAAATGAAAGCATTATTTAAAATGGACTTCGATTGCGGAAGAATGGGCAATCTTGAAGGAGTATTTATTGCAGACACAGAAGATGTCGAATACTTAGTGAATAACAAAATCAGTGTTTACTTCGGTGAAGTACTTGGCAAACACTCTGAAATATCCGGGTGTGTGGCTGAAAGTGAAATCAAACAAATAACCACCGATGAAAATGTAATCAAGATAGTTGAAGAATATGGGCTCAACAGTGGGTATAATCCATTTGAATACACTCTTTGTACATCAGAAACGGAAGATATACCAGACAACGGAGTTGATTGGGATGATTGTACTGTACAAGAATACATAGACTTTATGAGGAAAGGTATAATACCCCAATATTACGAGAAAGATTATAAAGAATGGCTAAGTAGCCAAAAGGAGGATTAAATCATGCAAGACTATATTTCAGATTGGTTCATCCCGATGGACTTTGGGTATGACATTCCGGACGAAGAGCCGGACGGTGAGGACAACTTTAATTTTGACTGAGAGTGGTATGAAAGAGTATATTTATTTAATCCTGTTTCTGATAATAGGAATTGTTGTCGGGAATAGAGTATTCAATCACTTACACGCATGGCTGGGCGTAACAATAATATCAGCCACAATAATTTTCTTTATTTACAAACTGATTAAAACATTGAAAGATGAAAAGACTGATTAAGTTAACGATGGTATGTATGACCTTAGTAATGTTTGTTTCCTGTGAGAGAGTAGCCCCTAATTATGCAGGTGTCCTTATGGAGAATTACGGCAAGCAGGGAAAGGAGGATTTCAAGATTGTTTCCGGCAAAGTGTCCACATGGGAATTGGGCACAGAACTTTTTCAGGTTCCGCTATTCGATCAGCGTGGAGAATTCGCTGAAGCTGTCACACTGAAAGCTGCCGACAACACGGAGTTCAAGGCGTGTCCTACATACAGCTATAAAGTTATCAAGAACCGTGCCATTGATGTTGTCTTTGACAACAAGCATATTGGCCGTGGAAGTGACTTTATGTCTTCGTTGGAAGATAACATCTTGGAACCACGTATATATGATTTGATAAAGGAAGAAAGTCGAAAGCATAAGACCGATAGCCTGATGGCTGACGGAGGGTCGTTGGTATTTGAGAAACGGTTGGAACAGATAGTTGACATGGAGTTTGAAAAAAGAGGTCTGCAACTGCTCACATTCTCCGCACAACTGGAGTTCTCCGAAAAGGTCCGTGAGAAGATTGACAGCCGGAATGAAGTGAACACCAATATATCCGTACTGGACCAACAGATTGAGGAACAGAAGAAACGCAACGAGCTGGAACAGTTGAAAACCGAACAGGCTCTTATCCAGTCAAAAGGTCTTACCAAAGAAATTCTTTACAAACAGTTCATTGACAAATGGGATGGGAAGTCGCCGATTTACGGTTCTATCCCTGATTTGATCAGAATACAGAAATAACTTTGTTACCTTGCCTTCCCGGTCTGTGAAGATAGGGAGGCAAACGGGAGGTTGGCGGAAATGGCAGACGCTAATCAAGATGTAAGGTGCAAAATTCTAGGATAACCGTTAATATCCAAGCCGGCAACCTACGAGACATCTTAGGGGAGCTGACTTGAAATCAGTGAACTGCAAAAACACCACTCATGCAGGTTCGAATCCTGCACCTCCCACTATAAATGAATAAACGTTGAATATCAAACTTTAAAAGAATTAATTATGATGCATACTTGGTTTGAATGCAAAATCCGTTACGAAAAGGTAATGGAAAACGGCATGAACAAGAAAGTAACTGAACCCTATCTGGTTGACGCGTTGAGCTTTACTGAAGCGGAAGCCCGTATCATTGAAGAAATCACTCCGTATATCAGCGGTGA